GAACTATTGGATTGTTGCTCACGCTCTCGCGTCGGGACAGGGTATGAAATACCCGGTCCCGGCGAGCAACAATCCAATAGTTCGCCGGGGGGGTTGGTTTCGGATTGTTGCGATTTGTTAGGACTCAATCGTAACAATCAGATAGTTTTGAACTGCAATTTTGAAATAAAATTACTCGATTTTCAAAAATCATGAATTTTTCGAAAATGTTCTGTCTTTGTTCCTACTTTTCTTTCGGATTGTTGCGAAAAATCAGAAGAATCCGAAACTTTATATTACTCAGTTAGATATATGGAATTATCAGCTTTCCTGATTGCATAAAAATCAGTTTTTTTGATGCATGGCAGGCAAAAGAAAACCCCCGCTGCCGTGGCCTGGAAGCGGGGGTTTATGGCCTGGTGTGTTCAGCTGTCTAAGGTCCTCGCCCGGGAATTTGCCGGTCATCTCCAAAGAATTTGTTGGCCGTCCAGGGTGACGCCTCTGCCGCCAGTCCAGGCCTTCAGGGCGGCCCTGTGCCGGTTCCTGAGGTTATCAGGGCTGACAGTCTTCCCCCGCGTGTACAGGGCTATGAAGCGATCTATGACGCTTCCGACGAGCACGGCTTGAACCGTCACGGCCTCGCTCGCCAAGTGGGGGAACGAGGCCGTCCGCATGCAATCTTCAAAGGCCTGCCGGAAAGTCCGCATGCCCACGCCGTTATTGTGCTTCACTTGCGCGCTTTCCTGGTTGCCGTCTTGCTTGCCCATTACGACAATGCCGGGGGCTACAGGGTCCCCGTCCATGTCCTTTCGAATTTCCAGGCTGTCAATGTGGAACTCGCCAAGGCTGAGTTCCTCGCCCTCTTTGTTTTTGGCAAGATACAGATTGCGGCCCTGAATTTGGTCAAGCTCGTTTCTGAGCGTTACAACGTTAAACCACTGGTCGACGTTGGCGAAAAACGCCCCTGAGCCACGGCCGCCCGTGATCGCATCTTTTGCCGAATGGTGCAGCGTCAGAACGAAGCCGTCTGTCAAATCCCCGATTGCTTCCATGAGGCGGCAAACATAGGCCGCTTCAGGGGCGTCATTCTCATTCTTCATGTGAAAGCAGGCTGACAGGGTATCGATAATAACGAGGCCCACGCGGACCCCCCAACGCTGAAACATGGTTTCGTTGAGCGTCAACAGGTCCTGAAACAGACTGTTGCCGTTCGCCTGGTCGAGAAGGTTTCCGGGCTTTTTGCAAATCATGATCGGCAGGGGGTTCGTGAGGCCTCGAGCGCGTTCGGCAGCCTCGAAGCGGTCCTCGATTTTCCCTGAGCCCTCGCCGGAAATGTAGGCAACGCCCACGGGCTCGCGAATTGGCCACGTCCCCCAGACGTCTTGGCCAGACGCCACGGAAACGGCCAGGTCTATCGCCAGAAAGGTTTTGCCTGCCCGGCTTGGCCCGCTCATGAAGCCGGTTCCCCGGCGAGGCAGGGCGTTTTTGATAATCGGGATGCGAGGCTCTTCGGGGAACTCGCCGCGGAACATGAAACGAAGAGCCTGGGCAATCTCGCCCTCAGTTATGGGCTCAGGCTGGCCCTCAGGCTCGCCCGCGGGCGTTTCTTCCTGAGGCGCTGCCGTCGGGCCTGGCAAGGTTTCGGCCGCCCTGAGGGCGTATGGGGCTTCTAGGCGCGGCAAATCCATTTTAATGCGCGGATTCGCCGGGCTTCGTTCGCCGGCCGAAATTCCGCTCATAATCGTTTGCATGACCTGGTGCATTCCGTCGTCACGGACGAGCCCGATTTCGTGCGCAACCTCCACAAGCGCCCTGATCGCATCCGATCGATCTATTCCACCACTCGGAACGTGCTTCCCTATCTTGAAAGCCGAATTGTTCAGCTGGTTGTTGCGGCCGCCCTTTTGCGTTTGCCTAAGCTTCCGAAGCTCGTCGCCAAAGACTTGCGTGTAATAGTTCGCCGCGTTGCCTTGGCCCTGGCTGACGCTGTACTGAAGCACGTTGTTAACCGCTTCTTCGTGCGCGGGGTCCAGCGAGATCGGCGCGGGGGCTGTCCCCGAAGCCATGATCAAAAGCCAGTCAGGGATTTGAGGGGCGACACGAAAAATGGTCCCTTCGTGATAGGACCATTGGCGGCCGTCGGGCAGCATCGCGCCCGGAGCGACAACCAGGCCGCCAACGCCCCTCACGTCAATATGCGGGGGCAGGTTGCCCGGCGAGTTCCCAAGTTTTATATCAGGATGCTGCCGGAAATAGTTATGCGTGCCCCCGCCCGGGGTCCAGCAAATCGGAACGTCAGGGGGTAGCCCGTTTTCGGCGCAAAGCTGGTCCCAGACTTCCTGCATGTCATATTCGGGCCTGACGTCAGGGTCAAAGACAACCAGGTCCAGGGCCTCGAGCCCGATGCCGGGCAGGTATTCAGCCCAGTTTCCGCGCCAAAGCTGGTCAATTTCCTGCCAGGGGCGAGGTTGCCAATGTCGCCATTGCCCGATGGGACGCTTGACCAGTTGGCGGCCCTTAGTGTCGACGCCCGAAGAGTACAGGGGGAAGACTGGAAAGCCTTCCATGCTCATCTTTACGGCGGCAATCCTGTTCGCATCCTGCCAGGTCTGCGGGGGCTCGTGCGAGAAGTAGGGAAGCCGGGCCATGTCACTTTTGCCCCTGGTTCGCCGGGCGATGCTCGAGGACGAGCTTGAATTTCAAATGCGAGCCGAAGCCGTCAACTATGCGCTCGAGGAATTCATAAATCTGGTCGCTTTCGAGCTTCCCGAACTCGCGAATTGCGTCTGTCGCGCCAATGCTTTTCAGGTAAGCCGCGGCGAGCTTACCGGCTTCCTTTAAGGCCTCATGTTCAAGCTCGTCAAAGTCTGGCGTCGCCATTTCCCTTATCCTATAAATCGCCTCGAAACAGTCATCGTTTTCGATTTGCGGGCAGGCCCACAAAGCGGCCTTGTCAAGCGAGCCGTGTCCGCAGTGCCCCGCCCGGCGACGGCAGCAAGCGCAAAAGGCTGGCGTGGGGGTTGAGAGGCTCAGCACATGAGCCCGGTTGTGGTAATCGCCTTCAGGCCTTGTTTTCATGTCCTCAATCTCAATTCCAAGCGACACGATTTGCATGTGTGAAATGTCGATGCAGTCAGACCGCCTGGTCATGCGATTCGCTTCCTGAAACTGGGTCAAATGCTACCTGTAAAACCTTGAAATATTTGCCGTCTCGAGCAACCTGGACCATTGACGGCCGCCTGATCTCGGTGCGCCTGTCGTAAGCCTCTTTGCTGGTCCGCGGCGTGAATTGCTCGCGATCGCCTGTCAGCTGTATCCATCGCCGGGCCGCGTATTTGGGTTGAAAGCCCCCGTGCTCGAAATTCAGGAAGTCCGAAACGGTCCCGCTGATCCCGTAAAGGTAAGTCACTCGCAAATATTGCGGGCTCGTCTCGTCTTTGCGTCCAAGCCTGACGCTATGCCCAACGACTTTGACCCATCGCGGCTTTTCCTGAGTGCTCAGAATGACGCTTTCCGCGTCCGCGTGCGCCTCGCATCTGTCGACGTTCGCGCGCTCGTTGACGGGGAAGCGCTCGCCGCATTGCGGGCAGTATTCCGCGGCCAGCTGCATCATGCCGTTGCACTCGGGACAGATTTTCACGCGGACAGGCTCTTTTTGGCCGCTGCCCTTGCGTTTCGAGGGGGCTTTCGCCTGCATCGTGTCGAGCGGGCCGTGTCGCTTCAGATTGCCCCCGAAATCCAAAATCAAGCAGTTCTCTTTGCCATCGGCCACGCGCGCCCCGCGGCCGATGATTTGCACGATCAGGCCCGGGCTTTCGCTCGCCCGCATGATCGAAATCAGGTCTATTTCGGGGATGTTGCTGCCGGTCGTGAGAATGTCGATATTGACCAGACAGCGAAGCTCGCCGCGGCGAAAGCGCCTTATCAGTTCGTCGCTTTCGGGGTTCTGGGAATGAACGAAGCCCGTCGGGATGCCACGCCTTAAGAGGTACTCATAAACGAGACGCCCGTGTTTGATGCTGACAGCGAACACAAGCCAGCGCTTGCGGTCGCTTCCGTATTCGATTGTCTCGTCACAGGCCTTTTCGACTTTGCCGTCTGCAATCGCCGCGGCTTCAAGCTCGCTTTTGACGAAATCGCCCCCTTTGCGATGTAGCCCCTTAGTGTCGATTTGGGTCAACATCGTTGGCGAGATTAAGGGGCTCAAAAAGCCGTCCCTGATCGCGGGGGCTATGCCGTAGCTGTAAACCGTTTTGTCAAAAAGGGCATCTGGCCCCTCGTCCAGCCTACCGCTGTCGACGCGGAAAGCCGTCGCCGTCAAGCCCAAGACGCGCATTTTCTGGTTGCGTTCTCTCAGGGCCGCGAAGAGCTTCCCATACATGCCGGATGATTTGCGGCTGATCAAATGGGCCTCGTCCACGATGACGAGATGGAATTTGCCTAGCAAATCCGTGTTGCGAAAAATCGAGTTTACGCTGGCAAACAGGATTTGCGATTGATAGTCCCGACGCTTGAGCCCGGCAGAGTTGACGCCCACGGGCGCGGCAGGCCAAAGACTTATAAGCTCCTGAAGGTTTTGAACGATCAGGCCTTTTCTATGCGTCGTCATCAGAATTCGGGTTTTATTCGTGCCCGTGTTTGGGTAGGCGTCAAGAATTTCCTGACAAACGGCCGCAATCACCAGGCTCTTGCCGCAACCTGTGGCAAGCTCAATCAGGGGAGCTTTGCCCCCCTGATGAATATGAGCGTAAGCCGCGTCTGCGCCTTCACGCTGGTAAAACCTTAGCTCTTTCATCCCAGAAAGCCCGCGCTCTTCAAGTGCCGAACAGCGAGGGCTTGAGACTGAAACAACTGCCACGCCGCAATCTGCAACTCAGGTTTGGGGATGACATAGGCGCGTTCAAAATTCGTGCGGATTGTGTCGGGAACGCCCGGAAAAACCATGGCGTCTGGGTCGTGCCCATGGAAAACGCAAAGCTCGCGGGCAAGCGTCTCGATTTCGTCGGGAACCCAGTCCGCCTTAACCTCTTCAGGCGCGGCGCGGGCAGGGGGCTCGATTTCGGGGGATTTTCGTTTGCGTGACATTGCTATGCCTCTCAAATTCCGGCAAAGCATGTTTGCCGGTTTAACTTCCGAACTGGTAAACGGGCGCGCCTGTGGCCCTAGAAAAACCTTTTGGCGCGCCCGCCCTAGCTATTCCGCGAAAGGATTGTCTCGAGTGTTCGCAGCTGGCGCGGCTGCCCGCTTAGTGTTGGGCGGCCCACCATTTACCCCAGCCGCGGCGACGGCGCGGGCCACGTCTGCTTTCATCCCGTTCGGAATATTGCCTACAGACGCTCGTCCAGTCGACGCATGTGTCGGGGACATAGACGAGGCCCGGGACTGCGCTGTAGTCGCGCCCCCCCGCCCCTGGCCGGCCTGCATCGTCCCGACTAGGCGCTGATTGTTCGCGCTCGTTTCCTCGTTTGGGTCAATGGCCCCCGTGATGACGTTTTTCGGGGGGAACTTGCCGTTCTTGTCTAGTTCGATTGCAACCTTGATCACGACGGGCTTGCCGTGCAGGCTGTCCGTTTCCGCGAACTCGGGAACGCCCATCGCTGTTGCAAAGTCCTGCAGTTCGCGACGTCCGATCATTTCCGCGTCAGGGTTTGGGTTCAAGACGTTGTGCTGACTAAAGAGCGTCCGGTTGCACCATTGCCCGGGCTCAGTAATCTGCCACATGAGCTTGACGAATTGCCCGTTTCCCGCCTTTGTTTGGCAAAGCTCGGACTGCACAACGACGGCTTCGTAACTGCCAATTGGCAGGGGTTCAAAGCGTGTTTTTGGGTAGGCCTCTGACGACGAGGTATAAGGTAGTGCCACCATTGAAGTAACCTTTATTCGGCTGGTTGATTTTCGTCTTGTTCTGCAGCTTCTGCAGGCTGAGCGACGGACTCAGGAATAGGGCCGTGGCTGAGGAATGGTTGAAGGGCAGAAAAGCCCTGCCCCTTATTGTAAAGGAGCTTTGAGGGCATCCCGTATCTGTTCTTTGCGTTTCTCGCCGGGCTGCCCTGGCAGTAAATCCAGCGCATTGTGCTGCCCGTGCTCTTTGTGGTCTTTGCTCCCCCTTTCCCTTTCTGGTCGAAAGTCGCGTTATCGTAATCAAGCATCAGAATCGCACTCACGTTGTCTTCAACGATTGCGTGCGCGCGGCTGTGCAGGCGGATATTCCAAGACGGAAATTCCGCCCCCGTCGGATTGGGGCGGTTTACAACGCAAGAATGTCCAAGCAAAATCACGCCCATGCCGTGATAATCCCGGAGATAGTTCAGCGCCGTAAAGAGTTTGTGCCAATAACTGTCAACGTCTTTGTAGCCTCTGCCATAGCCCGCGTCGTCTATGTGCTCGAGGCCCTCTTTTTCGCAGTAGTGACGCCAGATTAGGGGCTCGAGGTAATCAATCGAGTCCAGTACAATATTCTGGTAGTCATGCTGGTTGCTGGCCAGCATCGAAAGGGACTGCATGACCTCAGGCCAGCTTGTAAGCAGGCCGAACGTGTCGAACTCAACCCCCACGCCCTCGCCGTCTTCAGTCTGAACAAAAATGCAGCCGGGAAATTCTGACGCCAGACTGCTTTTGCCGACGCCCGGGGGGCCATAAATGAGGCCTCGAAACGGTTTGCCGCCGCTTACGCGGTGAATATTCTCCATGCTTACCATGGGTTTTTCCCTCTAAGGCGTTTAACGGTTGAACGTGACACAATAACCATGCTCGCAGGCCAAAAACAACTGTGTATAGTCATTTTAATTGAAAATTAAATATTTGACTGAGGTAGAAAAGCCACAGTAGTTTTAGGCAAAAAAAATGGCCCCTCGAGTAAGGGGCCATTTTAGAGCACGCTTAACAATGCGAGCGTGACTTTATGCCTGATTGGCTAAGGGTTTACTAACAGTTGCGCCCTGAGCCCGAACGCCCACCTTTTTTCGTCGGCGCTGGCGCTGGTTTCGGCATGCTTGCGGGGGGAAGGCTCGATTTGCCGGGCTTCGTGCCCTTGCTTGATCCTTTGGTCATTTTCCTGTGCTCTTTCGTTGGGTTGTTAATCTGTTCTTAACGTGTACGTCAATTGCTGCAGTTTATTCCTGATTTGTTGCCGTGTCGTTTACCCCCTGTTCTAGTCATGCAACCTGAGACGCCGCACAATATGAAAATGCTTAGGCTTCTGTGATCACGACGCGGCCCGTAGGACAGTCACAGGGGGGTTTTGCAGGGCCAGCTTGGCAATATCGCTGGCGAGCTTGTTCTGGCCCGTCTCGAGGGCCTGGACGCGCTCAGCGACGGTTGCAAAGGTTTCGACGGAAACTAGGTCCGTCCTGATGCTGCCAGCCAGGGGGGGCTGAGTTGTGCTGTTCACGAAGGAAGCAATCTGCCCCTTGCAGGCGTTGATTTCGTGGGCCTGTTCCTCGCCCAATTTGTCAAACTCTTGCATGCCTCTTTCGACGCTGACAAGACGGGCCAGAATACCCTCGAGCTTGCCTGGTGTGACGCCCATGTCAGCGCTATCGAATAAGCCGCAGTCCTCGTCCGCTTCCGTGAAAGGCCAAGCGCCGCGCGGCTGGTTCACGTTCTGGTCCGTCTGAGCAACTGGCCCGTCGACGCGACACGGCGCGCTCGTCGACGTGGGGCTCGAGGGCCGCCAATGCGAACAGTTTTTGCATGCGTTTTTCATTCAGTCCCCCTTTTTAAAATGAAGCTCGATTTTTGATAGCCTTTAGAGCATGCCGGTAAACGCTTACCTTTTTGCCATCGACCGATCTAGGCCGCCCTTGTTTCTCGTATCCCATGGCGGCCAGGCGCTTGCCGATGGCAGTTGGATGCGGAACCTCAGCCCCAACAATCCGGGCGTAATGCTCAACCTCAGCCATCAATTCATCTGACGAAAAAGTCCCTGGCCCGGCGAAAAAAGACTGCAGGACTTCAAGCAACACGTCCGTTTCCCCGCGTCTCATACTCGCCCCTTATTTTTGGCCGC